AAGAGCCTCCTGTCCACTTTGTACCATCTAGTATATCAGACCAATAGATTGTAGACTTGTCTGCTGTAAAGTCTGCTGCCCATAAACGACCAAACGCTGCTAGGCACTCGTTACCCTGTGGAGGTGTGCCAGCCGCTCCTGTATGAGCTGACATCTTTTGAATTGAGCCTACATGATCAGAGTATAACAAAGGCTCGTAGCCTCCTTGAAACATATACATATGATCGTTAAATGATACAAATTTCCAATTATTAGTTGTAATATTATAAGCTGCAGGAGTGCCGTCTACTAATGTAGTAGTGCCTGTAAAGAGTTTATTGTTGCCTGCTGAAAAGAATTTAATATCTCCGTCATTAGCTACAAATTCACCCATTGCCTCAATGCCATTAGACGCGCCTAATACAGCAGGGCCATTAGAAGATAATACAGTATACCCTTTTCGTGAGGCTACCCTTCCTTCTTTATCAATTACGCAGTTATCTGCAACAGCAGCAAAACTGGGTTCTTGAGCTAGCGGTGCGTCTTGCGTGTTAATGCCTGCAAAGCCCGGTGCTGTAATTGTAATGCTCTGTAATTGTTGAGCCATTGTGTTTCCCTATACTACCATAAATGTAGTATCTTCTGAGTATTTGTTAGCATCAAACGCTACAGCATCAGACAACGCAGCATCAGCAAGTGCAAACTGTTCTGCTGCTGATTGACCGCCTGTCTCGCCTCTTTCTCGTAATGCCATACCTAATGCCATCTGTAGCACAGGATTAAAAGGTACTTTTAATACGTCTGCGTCAGCTGTTAAGTTTACTTGACGTACAAAAGCATCAAAGAATAGAAGATAAACAGCGTCAGGATTAGGATAAACTTGTACAGTAATATCTCCATTACTGTCAGTGCCTGTAAAAGCAAACTCAGTAGGAGAAGAACTTAAAGCAGTAGTAAGTTTATAACGCTTATTCATTCTGCTTCTATTACTAGCACTAAGAACACCCTTACCTGTTATGTTCATTGCTTCTCTAACTTCTACGTCTTGTCCAGCACCTGTTAAAGCATAAATAGACGTACCGCTAGTGGTATTAAACTCAATAGATGTACGCAAAGCAGACCAACTGTGTGAGTCTTCTACAAACTGCTTTGCATCATTAACAAAGTCTCCAATTAAAACTGAATAGCTTGTTTCTAGTACAGTATCTACTTGATTTTCTCTAAGCCTTCGTAGTACGCTATTTACTAACTCTAAATATGTCATGTTATTGTCCTATAAAAGTAAATGCAGCGCCAATACCTGCTACAATAATTGCCCAGATTACTCTCTCTCCTCCTCTGGACTTAACTACGTTATCATTTAGTGCATCAACCTTTAACTCTATTGCATCTACTTTGTTATCTATTCCTGATTGTCGATTAAAGAGAGTAACAAGTCTTTCCTCAACACGGGCTAAAGATACAATAGTTTCTTGAAGTGTATCAATCTTTTTTTCTACTCTACTTAATCTATCTTCAAACATTTAGTAAAACTCCATACAAAAACAAACTAATAGCTACTATAACGCCTCCAAATAAAGAAAAGCACAAACTATCAATTATTAATCTTTTGCTCCTAGCTTTAGCCCTAATTGCTTCAAGCCTACGCGCTCTTATTACTCTACGTTGTCTATACATTTCATTAAGAAATTCTTTACCTACTGTATATAAAATAATCTCTCTTAAAGACTTTTCCATTTCAGCGGTCTTGTGCTTAGCCATTGTAATCTGTAGTGCTTGTCCTTCTATTGAACCAGCTGCAAACACTTTAGAAAACGCCGATGAATTGTTTAACTCAGCTTCTGCCGCTGCTATTTGATCTTTAGAATCAAAGAACAAACTAAATTTAGTCCCTAACTCATGTATATCATGTCCTTTTTGAATCGCAGAGTGTATGTAATTAAAAGCTTTACTTGCCACCGAAGCCGCTGCTATAACTTCAATCATGGCGCTCCTTATTAATTAATTATATACTGAATATGCATTTTCCCAAAGCACAAAGTCTTTAGCATAAGTATCTTGTATGTCTTGTTTTCTATCAGAAGAAAGCTCGGTTAAGAACGAAGATAACTTATCTGTATTATTTTTCCTCATTTCTATACGCTCTTCTATTTTACCGCCTCTATCTAATATAAACTTACTCGCATGTTCATGTATATTTTCAAAGTTAAATAGTTCAGCTTGTTCTGGAAAATAAGAAGATTGAGGCTTTAAATGGTCAATAACAAGCTGCTCTGTCCAGTTTTCCTTTACATAGTCCCAATAATCATTAGGATTTCCGTAGTTTTCATCTTTAAAGCCTACACTATGAGGGACGTGTTCATTGCCTAAGTCTATAAAAGCTTTTGGGTCGCTTGAGTTTAAATCTCTACGAAGCCGCGTATAATAAAATAAAGAAGCTACCCACTCTAGTGGATTTCTTATTGAAGCAACGCAAGGCATATTGTGCAGTACTGCTCCTTTTGCGCTTAATTCGTTAAAAGAAATGTTTATTTTCTTTAACATAAATGAGCCATATAAATTATTAGGCAACTCTAAATAGTTTAATTTGTGTTGTTTATAATGCTCTTCAAGCCCCTCCCAATTAAGAAAATCACCTTCAATAGCGTGTATATCTTCATTAAAGTCTAAAAGTCCTGACTTAAAGAAATAAAATACTAGCGAAGTAGAGCCAGTTTTAGGCACTCTAATAACTGAAAAGTTGTTTGAATAAGAAATAATCATGGAGTAATCACCACCGTATCTGTGTCTTCAAAGAAAATCATGTTTCCGTTACACACTATGTTCCAATCTAAGCCTTCTTGCTCACTGCAAGATGGCACTTCTATTATAACGTGCCGAGCAAGCCACTCTGTGTTTCCTTGCAGCACCCTCCATACATGTTCTTGTGTGCCTCGGCCCTCCTGCCCGCGTGACTTATTAAAGCGTATCCGATATTTAAACATTAACAGGACGTATTGGAAACCAAGGATAAACTGTTTTATCAGCTTGTAAGTAAATTAAATCTAAATCTAGTAAAAACTTTAACCAACTTGCCTTACCTTCTACCGTTAATTCAGAGCTATTTAATGCAGTATTAGCTATTTCTTTTTCTTCTTCTACTCGTGCCAATACTTCATTAAGTCTAATTGCCTCTAGCTCTTCTGTTGATAACTCTACCCAGCCCATGTCAGCATAGTGCGGGCCTATCCAAGACAAATTACCTATACGATCTTTGATGCCCTCTAAGCCAAATATTGGCCCCCAATTCTCTGGAAGCGGCCCTGCTTTACTTAATGCTTCATTTGTCGATAGTTTTTTTCTTTGCCACATTGTCTTCTTCCTTGTCTTTAACAACAGATAAACCCGGAGAATTGTTTTGCTTAACTAACCCTACTTGTTCCTCGTCACTTACAGGGTTCCATTCTCTGTAACTACTAAAGTCTTCTCTTGGTTGTATTTGAATATTACACCCTATACTTGCAGCAAGCTGGTGTATAAATTCTATTACTTGAGTAGGTGGATAAACATTCCACAAAAACGTGCCGTCAACCCCACGCATTGTTAGCTCTGTTGTGCCGGAACCTGACATACCTATACTAACCGCTTGTGCGCGATTTCGCTGAGAATCAAGAGCCTCTAACTGAAGGTGTTGCTGCCTGTTCTCAAATTCTTTGTTAAACTCTTTCTTATTCATTATTGAGGGTCCCAACTTATAACTACTGACCCATTAGATGTTATACTGTGATTAGAAGCGGGTGTAACTGCTACACAGTTAGCAGTTGTGGGGTTAGCTGCTTGACCCGGAGAGCCTGCGTTGCCATTACTACCACCAGAACCAGAACCTCCACCGCCTCCACCGCCTCCACCACTGAAGAATCCATTACAACTGCTTGCAGAAGAACCACCGCCACCGCCGCCTCCACCGCCTCCGGGGCTATTGGCACTTATTCCCGTAATAGAGTTGCTGCCTGTGAGGCAGGTTGAAAACGCGGAAGTATAACTGCCATAGCCTCCTCTACCACCACCCGTATTACCTGCGGGAGCCATACTACCGGCGCCACCTGCATGATTACCTGCCCCAGCTGTTCCCGGATTAGAACTACCGCCACCGCCGCCTCCTGTACCTCCTGATGACTGACCTACAAAACCGCAGGGAGTAAAATGTTGAGCGCCAGCTCCAGAACTGCCACCACCTCCAGATGCCGCACCAGTACCTCCACCGCCTCCAGTACCAGTGCTTTGGTAGCCGGTTGCAGTAGTACCATTATTGCCTACATTACCTGCTGTACCTGTACTACCTCCTGTACCTCCTGCTCCTCCTGAGCCTCCCGGCATAGTAGTACCAATTGCTACAGAAGCAGCACCTGCTGTACCTGTATTACCTGATTGACCCGGATTGCCGGAGGCTCCACCTGTCCCTCCGGGGGCTGCATTTCGTTTCACTTTATAAGAGCAGCAATTAAAGGCGTGGCTATTACCACCATTGCCCCCTGCACCGCCTGCACCTATTTCTCCTGCTGCTCCTGCATTACCTGCGGAACCTGAAGCACCTTTACCAGTTATATTAATCTTTGTAACTCCTGCAGGTACAAAGAAATTACCTGAAGAATTAAAAGTTTCGCTTCCTCCGGGAACAACCCCGCCACCAAGAACCCCTGTCTTACTTGTACCTATAGGCATAATTTACTCACTCGTGATAAAACCATCCAGTAACAATATATTTAGCATTGTCTCCATAAACAGGATTACCCCTATGAGCGTGTGTAAACGCTGCGGGCCACAACACCATTGTATTTTCAACAGGAGTTATTCTTCGCTGCTGATATAAAAATTCTGTCTCTCCGTTTGCCTCGTGTGGCAACGAGTTTAAATATAGCATATAGGCCAGTCCTCTATTAGCTTGATCTCCATTTCCTTGTTCTGAATGCCATACATGATATCCCCCACCGCTAGTGGTCTTTTGCATCTTTAAATTAGAGCAATACATTTGTATGTTTTTTACTACAGATATTTCAGTAGAGTATTCTTCAAAACAAGCCTGCAATCCTTGAAAAAGCATACTGACGGAGTTGTTGCCTTCAAAACCTTCAAAGGAACAATTAAAAGCATTACAATTAATCTGATAATCTTCTTTATAATGTTTTCTTGCGCCTTCTCCCTTTTGTCTATCTGTTCCAGCGCCTTTTGATTGAAAGTGTTCAAACTGTGAAATTAAATGTTCACAGAAACCTTTAGGAAAAACGTCAGTATACACGCCAATAAAGTCTTTATAATCGCTTTTCATCTAAAAGACGCTCCTGAAACCCATATAACTAAAGACTGCCTTGTACCTTTTACCACTGGAGTTACTTGATGAAGCGTCCATGAAGGAAAAATAGAAATATGACCACGTTGTTTCTTTATGTTTATAATATCTGCCGTATCACCAAGAAGCTGTAACTGACCTCCTTCATAGTCTTCTGGATTTGAAAGCTGTAATACTAAAGACAACTTACGATTTTTACCTACATTCCCAAAGTCTTTATGCCACCCATACTTTCCTTGTTTACTGCTACAATAATTAGTTAATTGTAAAGGCTCTCCAAAACCAGTTAATTCAAATCCAAAATGATCTGCGTTTACTGCTGAAACTATGCCTTCTAAAGTTTCAAAAACCCAACGGGTTTCTTCAGTATTGTACAGCCAGTTTATCTCTGAACGTCTATATTCATTATTTAATGACCCGCCAGCCATTGCTGCTTGAGCAGCTTCTTTGGCTTTAGACTGAAGCCAATCTAACTGTTGCTCCTTAAAACCACCTTCCCACCAAACAAACGTATCTATCTTTTTAGAGTTCGGAGTTATTGGATATTCCATTAAATAAACCTTTTAGTACACGAAAGATTAAAGTGTATAAACTTTGTCTTTTTCTCGGATTGGTTTTGTGTAATCATGTGCGGTAGCCACGAGTTAAACAATAATAATGTCCCAGACTGCACACTATTAAAATGGACATATGAAGAAGCCATTGTTAATTCATCGTTTGAAATAGCTTGCAAGTCTGCCATCTTTTTGCCGGGTCGTGGGTCATCAAATACAGGATAAGAACCGCCCTCTGCAACATCTAAGAAGTAAAACCCAGAAAGCTGACTGTCTCCATGTACATGCATAATGTTACTTGCAGTACACGCAAACTCTTGCCCCCACATTCCAGAAAGATAAAACTCATACTCATCTGTCGAGTAGCCTTGTTCTTTTAATATACTTACACTTTTATCTTTAAAGTAAGAAGCTAAGTATCCAAGGTCTTTATCGCGCATCATTGGCCCTGTTTGTGTAATCAGTTCGCCATCTGGAAGCCAAGCTCTAGTTTCTCCGTAATACTTTTGAGATTGTTTTATTGTCTCTTCTACCCACTCTGGCCTTTCTTCTCTATAGATAGCAGAAGGAAAATAATTGTAAGTGTCCATTAAGTATTTACAAAAGCGTTTAAAGCAGAAGCCAGTATAGTTATTGCTGACGCTGTTATATCCGTTGCCTCTGCTGCTGCTTGAGTTCTGCGATTCTCAACCAATATCTCTTTTGCCATTCTCAAAGTTTCTAGCTTTGCACGTTTGGCTTCTTGAGCAGCCATATTAGAAGAGCGGTTGTCTTCCATAGCGTTGCTTTGTTCTACTGTTGCCTGCATTTCTGGTGAAAGTGCCATTCGTCTGTCTCCTAGACTAATAAAGTTACGTTGTTAAGTTTTTCATTGGTAGTGTAACGTACCAAGTTGTACCGCCATCGGGTGAAAAAAAGAACCATATATCAGTTGCGTTAGCAGTTACTGTTCTACTTATTGATCCTCCGGGGTATTTAAAAGTGCCTCCCGATAAAGCTACAGTTCTACTTGCTGTACTGTCATTGGTAAGTATTAATGTAAACGAAGTTGCCCTGTTTGATACAGAATTAGGAACAGCCAGCGTAAGAGTAGCATTCCCATTTAAAGTTGCAGTAACCACATTGGCTAAGTTAGTGTTAATCGTAAGAGCTGTACCTGTATTACCAGCTACCGTAACTTTGTCAGAAAACGTGCCAGAAAAGTATTGATTACTGTCAAAAGACACTACTAAATTGCCAGCAGAATCATCTAATCCTGTTGTAATAGCTGGAGTAGTTAAAGAAGGAGATACATTTAAAACTACACCACCACTACCTGTTGACGCTGCAGTAACACCTGTACCGCCGTTACTTACAGGCAGTGTTCCAGTAACTTGAGAACCAAGAGCAATACTAGTAGCAGTAGGAGCTACGTCTGCCCAAGCACTTCCAGTGTAGACTTTTAATTTGTCAGTAGTTGTATTAAAATATAAAGCTCCTTCAGATAAAGAAGCTCCTTGATTATCTACGGAAGGGTTTGATGACTTCTCACCAAGATATACTTTATCAAACTCAGTAAACTTATTTGAAGAAGTTGTTGCTGAGCCAGCAGACGCAGTTGCGCTATTAGCAGAGCCAGTAGCTGAGGTTCCTGCATTACTTTCTGAAGTAGCTGCATTAGATGCAGAGGTAGCCGCTGAAGTAGCTGATCCAAGGATAGAGTCTGTGTAGGCTTTGGTAGATGCGTCTTGCGCTGCTGTAGGATCACCCATTCCAGTGATCTTGTTTGTAGACATAGCAACAGCGCCAGTCATAGTACCGCCAGCAGTGTTTAATTTAGCAGCAACAGCTGTGTTTACTTCTGTTTTACTAAAGACATCAGTAAGGCCATAAGCAGTAATTGTAGTAGGGTTTGTCCCTCCTGTTGCTCTTCCATAAGCATCTACCGTTAATGATCTATAAGTAGCTGCTGTTATACCACTAGTTGCAAGATCAATATTATCTGAATTAACTGCTATTCTTGAAGAAGACGCTGTATTTACATTAAGAGTGCTACCAGTTCTTGTTAGACCAGTACCTGCAACTATTGACCCTGCTCCTGAAAATTGTATCCAAGTTACAGCTGTACTTCCTAAAGTACCTCCAGCTGATATAGATGCTACAAAACCATTGTTATCGTTTACTGTTCCTTCTTCTACAAAAGAATAAGCATTAACTAATTCATCCCAAGTATTAGCATCTGATGAACGCGCCCACGCACTTGCAGAAGCAATATAAATTCCATTTTCTGCTGCACTAGACTGATTCTTTACTAATACCCTATCATTAGCTACAACAGAAACTCCGTCAATAGTCTGCTCACCAGTTAAAGAAATATTAACTGTAGTAGCTGCTATACAAGAAGCCTTTGCATCTAAACCCTGAACTGAATTATCTACATATATCTTTGTAGCTGCGTCTTGTGCATTAGTGGGATCATTTAAGCCAGTAATCTTGTTATTACCCATTGCTACTGCACCTGACATTGTACCACCTGCTAGGCTTAGCTTATTTCCGTCACTACTGTCTACATAGCTTTTAGTAGCAGCATCGTTTGCATTAGTAGGGGATGTAAGGTTAGTAATAGTTGCTGAGGTTCCAGCATTCATGTTTAAGCCGCCATTAATAGAAACATCATTAAATGTAGATGTGCCTGAAGAAGCTGTTATATTGCCAGTAACATTGCCTGTTACATTACCTGTAACAGTACCTGATGAATTCCCAGTTACGTTACCAGTTAGGTTGCCTTGAACATTACCAATTACGTTTCCAGTAATACCACCTACAAAGCCTGTAGTAGCAGTTACTGTAGTTCCTTTAATTGTAGATGGGGAAGATGTGCCTATTGGAACGGCGTTAAGAGTGCCTCCAGTTATGACTGCGTTGCTTGAAGCAAACGTGCCATTAGCTGTAAGTGTGCCTGTAACGGTGGCAGTAGAGGTTGTAATAGAAGACGGATTAGTGCCTAGTTCAACAATGGCAGTAGATGCGTTCTCTGTATATATTCGTTTGTCTGTTACGTTGACTGCAAGTTCGCCTTGAACCAAGTCACTCGTAGTTGGTACGTCATTTGCGGTAGAGCTATTCTTGGTTACTATGACTGTCATGTTCTTGTCCTATCACCTAGTTTAGTCATTCTGGGGTCTTTTGATCTACTCATAAAAAGAGAGAGGTAGCTCCTAAGAACTACCCCTCGACTCCTGTTTAGGCGTTTACGTTTAAGATAAAAGCAGAATCAGGACGCATTGTCTTAACTCCGTACAGTTGGTCAGCAGTATACAGGTTAGCAAGCCATTCTTGCTTATACTGTGTCTGCGAACGAACACCCATTTGCTCTGCTAACACAAAAGTATCTTTGTGGATAAGTAGAGCAGCTTTTAATGCACCGCCAGCAGCGTTATTGGCAGCTGTTTCAGAAACAGTGCAATTGGTAGATACAAATACGTCAATGCCGTACAAGTTACCAATCTTACCATTCTGTACAGGCTGACCGCCTACGAAGTCAGAAGATACATAACGCTCAACACCCATAATTGCATTACGCAACGAAGGTGGTATTACAAAGCAACGATTGTCAAAAGGAACGTCTGCATCGTCCATCTTTTGAATCAAGTCACGAAACGCAGCGTCTGTAAATACATCAGTTGTTGTTACAGTATCAACAGCGTAAGCTGTTAAGCCTGTTGTTGCGTCAACGTAAAAAGAAGCTGTATTGACATAGTTGCCAGTGTTGTTACCTAGCGATGTTGCTAGACCATGTAGGTCTGAGTCTACTTGACGAGCCAGTGCATAACCCGCATCGCCTGTGTAGAACTGACGTAGTGAGCTTAGTGCTTGAGTTTCAGTGATGTCTTCAATAAGACGTGAATACTCAAAGTGCTTGTCAATCAACACAGCTACGTTTGCTTCAGTGTTGCCTTGAATACTAACGGCAGTTCCTGATGCTTTAGCTGTTGCAGCGCCACGAATAGGAGCAGGGACGTTGATAGTGTCACCTTTCTTTCCTTGCATTCCCATTTTCTTAACTAGGTTAGCAAGAACTAAACTCTTTTCGTATGCTGCTCTAACTTCATCTGACCAGATTTCTGGTATAAATGTTGCTGCTTTGGTGTTATTTACAACACCGCCTTGTAGTGGATATACTGAAGTAGTCATCTTATTTCTTCCTTAATTTATTTAATCATTTAACACGACCCTCCTGATAAGCTAACATTATCTCATCCGATAACGCCTCGTATCTATTAGGGTCAGTTTTCATTAGTTTAATAATGTCTGCACGTCTAAAGACTTTCTTACTAGTCATTGGTGATCCTGAAGCTCCTCCAGTAGATGCGTTCTTAACTGAAGCATTTCTACTAGACTTTTCAGCGTTTACAGTTTGGCCTATCAATGCTTTACGATCTTTCCACAGGCTAAATATTTCATCAGCTGCTTCATAATCAAAGTCTCGATCTGCTTGTTGCAATAGTTTAGTTCTAAATGGACTCTCACCTACCCAACTAACAAAAGAAGCGTCCTGCAGTACATCAGCTATGTCTGGATGTTTATCCTTTAAAATAGCTTGAGCAGTTGTCTTCTTCATATCCGTAGAAGTTCTTTGAGCTTCACGGACAGCGGGATGGTTATCTATTGCTTTCTGTATTGCCTTCTCAGGGTCAGAAAAGTAATCAACCTCTTCGTCTACAGGTGTTTCTTTTGTTGAGGATTGCGACATTACAAATTCATCAACGACCTTGCGTAGTTCACCTACCTCTCCACTTTGACGACCCAGCATACGCTCAGCCTCTTGGTGCATTTGAACAAGTTCCGCAGGACTTTTATTGCGATACTTATCAGGTACGTTATCTTCTTCACTAGGTTGCTCTTGCGAGGCTAGTTCTAAATCTTCTACAGTGCCATCTTCTACTTGTACGTCATCTTCTTGGTCTATCAGTGTAGCCATTATTAAAGCTCCGTGATTAAATCATTATGGAGATTGAGTGACTTGTGAGGCTCTTACGAGTTCTCCTCACGGCGTTCACGCTTAATTTGATAATCTCTATTCTTTGCCCATTGCATAGTCGATCTCGGAAAATCTCCCGAAAGCGGGTTTAAAGAGCTTTGAACAGCGGATACCATCTTAGTCGCTATTTTATCACACATTGAACACTCTGTTTTTCCTATAAACTCGTCAATGTATTCCTCAGTGACGTGTCCAGCGGAGCAGCGGAATTCGTAGATACGTCTAGTCATCTTGTGTTTCCTCTAGGACATCTAACGCTTGATCTACTGAATTAGGCAGATTAAGTATTAAATTTGCTATATTTAGCTGTCCCTTCTTATAATAAAGGTCTTCAACGCCTTTAACGGCATCTAACCCCTCTATAGCTTCTGCTAGAATACTTATCTCTTTATGGACGTTTTTCCAGCCTTCTGTGAGCAACATATCTTGTATTTGCTCATAATGTAATATATCTGCCTCATTCATATTGTTTTCCCTTGTTAGGACAATACTGCTTGACTTCACATAGCAAATGTGATATAGCTCAGGACTATACCACAGTATGAGCTAAATGTCAAGCCTTTTTTAATCTTTCTTTCTTTACAGCCTTAGAGCCACAACAGTCTTTAGCGGCTAAAGCCTCTTCAAGCCTTAGTATACGCTTTTCCATAGTACTATAAGACTCATTAACCTGCTCTATAACACTCTGTAGCTCTTGGTTACTGACCACGATTAGTCTCCTTAGACGCTGCTAGTCCTAGTTTCTTCTCATCAAGTGCAAAAGTTGCTAGTCTCATACGTTTCTCAAAGTCTTTATCGTCATCAGTAGCTGATACACTGGATGCTACAGCCTTAATACGATCTGTTTCAAGTTCTACAGGGATGCCTCTGCCCTCAAGCTCAATCTTCTTAGCCCTAGAGTTAGACTCGTTAGCCTGTGCTGTAAGAGCTGCTGTCTGACTGTTCTTAAACGCCCTATCCTCTTCTGCAATAGCCTGCTGCATTTTTTGCTGCTCTGGGTCTGGCTGTTGAGCTTGAACCATAGTCTCTATAAGGTCTTCTCGATTAGTGATGTTCATGTTGTCAATAACTGACTGTAGTATGATAGGGTATACAGGGCTGTCTTGTGGCATTGTCTGTAGCAGTTGTACTAACTGAGCTACTTCATACTCACGAGCAACAATACCTAGCGTACTTGTGGCTATAAACTTATAATCACTAACAGGAAACAACTCTGGCTCAAACTGCATGTAACGCCACGCTGCCTTCTGAGTAAAAGGTATAAGAAATGACTCTTGAAAGTTGACTAGTGTGCGTTTTTGACGTTTAATTACTCCTCCAAGGCTCATAGAGCTGCCTGCTGACGTTGTACCACCACCATTCATAGCCTGCTGAGCTGTGTCTACACTGCCCGTAGCGGCCTGTACCATGCGTTGTAGTGCGTCTGCTTGAGCAAAGGTGATCTGATTAACCTGTCCAAAGTTAAAAGGGTGTAGCACTTCGGCAGGGTTTCCGTTAGTTAGAAGGAGTTTACCTGCCTTTACTTCTGGCTTAGACCCACGAGGCATCCTTGTAGCGTCCATAGCCATCATTGGATGCACTGTTAGGGCTAGGGCATCAATACGAGCGCGAAGCTCAGCATCGAGCGCTTTCTGGCTGTTATAGCCCTTCTCACACACGCCCATGCCCCAGAAACGATTAGGCACGACATCCCAAGGGAATGCTACAACAGGGCGGTCTTGCATCATGTAGGGGGTTGCTTCAGCTTTTAGCAGAGTACCGCCATTAGCAATAACAACAATAGCCTCTACATAGTAAGAATCTCTACCCTCGTCGTCCTCTTCACTATCAAAATTAACAATCTCTTCGTCCTCAGAGTCAAAGGCATTCTCTAATAGCTGTCTAGGAACTAGACCATAATACTTAGTCAGCCTAACCTTGTTATCTGGCTGCTGAGATAGCTCTGCGTCTGGTTCTATTTCTAAATCAGAGTAAGCGGTTCCTATGTGGGCTTTCTTGTATACACCCTCTTCCTGTAGTTGATCTACAGAGTGTGTAGATACAAACTCATCAATAGCTACACCTACAGCACTCTCAATGTCTGTTGCTACAGGGTCTATAAGGAAGTTTTGAGGCTGTATAGGACGCAGCTTAACCACTGTACGATCTCGGATATTAACCCCAACAGCTGTCATAGCTCCTTCCATTACAGGCTCAGTGGCTGGAACCATCTCCTTTTTCTTCTCTAGTACAATCTCACCAATGCCTGTACCGTAGACAGCGGCGTTTATTAAACACTCTCCTACAGCTTTTCTAATCTTATTCTTAGTGAATTCATTAGACAGGGCTTCTCGCAAGAAACGAACATCTCCGTTGTCAGTGTCTCCAGCATCGTCTTCTATATCAAAGAACTTACCACGACCAAACGTAGCCTCTTCAATGTCAGCTACATTGTTCTCTACTGCTTGTAACAGTGCAGGAGATACGATCCTGCTACGCTCACTCTCTCGCGTCTTATCATCACTATCCCATATACCTCGCCACATACGGTAGTATTCGTCAAACTTAGCGTTATAATTACTTTCATAGTAACTGCGCCAGTCATTAACTTTATACATAATCCATTCTTCTAAAGTCTCGTCTAGCATTTCTA